TCATATGCCTACTCCTTCACGTATTTCGCATATTCTTCAAGTGGCACACCTAATTTTTTAGCAATCGCTACTTGTGATGGTGTGAGCCTCACAGTCTTGCGTCCAGTTCCTGAGGTTCTTGAGGCGGATGCAACTGTCTGAACGGGTCTGCTGCCTGCCTTTTCTCCCCCATTAAATTTATGGGGAAATTCCTCGCGAATGCGTTTGTTAATTTCCTCGTAGTATTCGTCGCTTGTAGGGTTGAATCCATCTTCCTCCACAAGCTTCTTGTGAATGCCAAACGAGGCGTATGTCATCGCTTCGTCCTTGCCAAACCATTCGTTTTTTTCAGCCCAGGCTTCCGCCTTGGGATCAGGTCTGGGTTGTTGAACTCTACTTTGTACAGGTTGCTCACCTATTTGTCCAGCGTTTTTTAATGATTCCTCATATTTTTTTCGCTGTTCCTCGGTGGCTTTTATTCGCTCCTCCTCAATGGCCAACCTTGCCAAAGACTGATTCGCGGCAACCTGGGCATCCACGTCCCCCTTTGCCACGGCGTCCTTAAGCTGTGTCTTGGCTGATTCCAGTTGGGATTTCACGCGTCCCGTAAATTCACTGACGTAGCCATCATCCAGCTTGTCAAATTTTGACTGCAAGCTGTTTCGCTCGCCCTGGACTTGCTGGGCATAACTGATGGCTTCCTTTTCTCTTCTTTCCGCCTCGCGTATCTTATATGTCAGGCGGTCAATTCGTTTCTTGACGCCATCGCTGTATTCCTCGCGCTCGTCTTTTTCTTCTGTTTTTACTTCCGGTGTTTCTTCCTTGACGGTAACTTCCGGCGTGTCCTTCTTTGTTTCCTTTTCCTTTAATTCAATGTCCACGGGATCACCGGATACGTCCAGTTCAACCATAGGATCTTTTGCTTCTGCTTCGGGCATGGTTTCCTCTCCATGTTAATGGGTTATCGGCGATAGAATATTTTCCGGGTCATCCGTTATGCCCAGAATTTCATCGTCGTTCAATATGCGCAGCTCACCGCCTTCAATGTTAAGGCGCGAACCAGCGTAGCGGGCGAATATCACCCAGTCTTTCTCCTTGCACCAAGGTCCATTTGGAAAACGTTCTATATCATTATAGGCATCCGGTCCCATTGCCAAGACAAGACCAACATTCGTTGCAACTTGTGTTTCCTCAACCGTCTGGTCAGAAAGCAAAACTCCACCTTTCGTCTTTCCCTGTCCACGGTGCGGTAACACTAGAATGCGCCAACCTGTCGGCTTGGGCAGTTTTGATGCTTCAGGAATGTCCTTTTCTTTTTTTTCTTTTTCTACTTGCTTGATGCGCCGCTCAGCGACGTGTTTCGGTAAAATTAGAGTGTTCATCTTGCTCCTGTTTTTTTAGCAGGTCCGAGAGTTCCTGTTCAATATAATTTAACGTATCAAGCTGTCCCAGATGATTTTGATAATCATTCCAGTCTTTTACTTGGTTGCTTGTTACTATCTCAATAATTTGGGTTTGTCTAGTCCTAATTAATTTAAATATTCTTTCTGCCAGTCTTACTGCATCCATTTATTCCTTCTCTTCAGATTTTGCCTTTGATGGTCTGGTACCTCCTACATAGAGGCCAAACCATGCCGCTCCCGCTCCTACAATCACAGACACAAAAGCTGACTGTGCATTCGTAGGTTCCGGCAACTGCATAAACCATTCCGTTGTGCGCCAAAAGGCAACACCATACAGGGTAATAAGTAAACGCGGAAATATTCTCCACGCACTAAGTCTCTCCGGTGTTATCATTTTTTCTTAAATAATCCTTTAACACCCGGAGCCATTCTCACGCCCATGCTGACGCTACAGCTTAAATATAAGAGATGTTTATAATATTCCGGCAATTTATGGAGTGCCTCAAAGCCTCGTTCCACATGCTCCGTCATTCCAGGAATGAAGACTAAAATTGCAGGAATCATTAGGGCCAGCAAAACAAATTCGTCTTTCCAGCTTCCTTTCATCTGATCCATGGCTGACGCTTCCCACGATACTTCTCCAGCGATCTGTTGCTGCTTCAATTTAGTATTAGCTTTTATTTCTGTTAACTTGTTTTCAGCCTTCGCTTTCTTTGTTTCAATGAAGCCGGAAACCGCCTGCCCGGCAACGCCGAGCAAGGGTTTCAATAATAACTGTAACACGGAATTAAGCTCCCCCGCCTGTCATTTTATAAATGACAACCAGAACTACTATGGTAACGATGCCGGCTTTAATCCAGTCCTTCATTCCCCAGTCGCTCCATTCCTTCAGGTGAGCCCAAAGATCTTTAATGAGTTTCATATTTCCTCCTAATGTTCTGTTAAATCAAAATCAGGTTCAAATTCAACAGTTTTTACAGGTTTAATCACTTCCTGTAATTTATCCAACGCTTCTTGTATATCATGTTCACAATTTAAGCAAGTGCAAGATGAGCACTTGCCACCATCTCCGTGGTGGCATTCATGTTCACAGTTTATGCAAAGAGACATTAATGAATCGTTACTTTTTCAATATGTGAATGTTCCATGTTGTCGGCAAACAAATGTATCATCAGTTGTGCCTGTTCCGGTCCTAATTTATGCAAATAAATTGTTTTTGCAACAACCATCAATGACGCGCTTAGCGCCATTGGCTCATCCTTGTACTTTTCCGCAAAACGAAAAACATCATCCAGTATATTTTGAGAAGAAGTCATCTGTTTGTACCTCCTAGCATGTTTTTTACTTGTTGGCACCTGTTTTATGCGGTGTATGGTGTGCCAAAGCCGTCTCGGACCGCAACATTGCGATGTCTTCCTGGCTTTGGATCTTCTCCTTGTCAATTTTATCCTTTTGTTCAAGTTTTTCCTCTTCAAAACCCAATTTTTCAGCGTCAAGGTCTAATTTCTTATCATCCATGTCCTTGCGTTGCTGTATTTCTTGCGCCCGAAGGTTCAGTTCCTGCTGTTTAAGGTCAATTAACGGATCTTCACCCCTTTTATTGAGATATTCCTGCTCCTCAGCCACCAGTTCCTCGGTAATTTCCACAATTCGCTTTGCGATCTGCTTTTCAGTCTCCATTTGGAACTGCTGCTGCAATTGCGGTGGCAATTGACCGCCAAACTGCGCCGCCTGTTCCTGCATTATTTGCGCATTCTTCGCCTGCACTTCTTCCCGTGCCATAAAGGATATGTGTTCCGACATATGTGACTGCAAAATGCCCATTGTCGGCGGATTGTTCGCCACCAGGAAGGAACTCATGAACGCCTGGTGGGCGTCAATGTGCGCAGCGTGATCCTGTCCCTGGAAAGCTTGTAGTTTCATCATTTGCAAAGATTTGGAATTTTCCATGGCAGGATCTTCCGGTTGCGGTTGCTGCGGGGGAGGAAGTATCATGTCAATGTCCCTTACGCCCAGCGCCTGGTACATTCTCAAGTAAGCCTCGTGCATGTTGTGCATCTGGGGATTGGATGTCGCCATCTGCATCTGAGTTTGCGCCAGTGTCACGCGCTGTGACATCGAAAATATGTTTGGATCGGAAACGGGAAGAATATCCACCCGTTCATCGAAGTCCTGCTGCTTGATTATTCTGTTGCCGCCCTTTACCGCGTACGGATATTCCGGTGGCAAACTTTGTGCCAAGACTTTTGCGAGCAGCTTGAATTCAACTTTTTGTCCGTAGTGCAAACGCTTGTGAATCGCGTTCATTACCTTTGTTCCGCGTTCCATGATTGCCATGGTCGTTCCCACGGGATTGGCCTGTGAGCCCTCTCCCATCTTGTTGTCGGCAATTGACGCAAAGCGCCTTCCCGCCTCGACAACGAATCCCAGCAATTGAAATAGCGTTGCGCTTGGTTCCTTGTATGGGATCAGCATCAGGGATTCGCGGATCGCGCCTCCCGGAGCGTCTACATCCCGGAATTCTCCAGGCTGGAGGGGTTGATCATCGTCCCGAACGCGCAGTCCCCTAGCCTTAAAGCCTGCGGGGAGATTGGACAACGTACCAGCATCAATGAGTTGACGGAGTGCTGACGTTGCAGTTCTTGAGAGACCTCCGAGCATGTGGATAAGGCCAAAGCCATAAAAGCCAAGGCCAGGCAAAAACTTATAGTGTACAAAATAGGAAATCTTTTTTCGAAGGGGATCCTGTTCCTCATAATTGCGGTAGATGGATAGCACTTTTCCCGATCCCTCGTCAATGGTAACGACGTACGGCAGCTTGATTCCCGTTGGCTCGTTTTCCAGCGT